GAGACACAAGTATCTTTTGGTCGTCAACCCCACAGGTTCTCATCCAATCTCTATCATATGAAAGCTCTGTGTCTATCCAAACAGCTTTACCACCCATTTTCTGTGCATTCACAACTATTTGAGATGCTAAATAAGATTTTCCTACATTAGTTGGACCATATATAAGAGTCATTTTCTTGAATGGGATACCACCTCCAGTAAGTTTATCTAGCGCTGGTATATTAAAAGGTATTCGATTTGTTACAAAATCATTGCTGTCACCTTTTTGAAAATTTAAATGTTTATCCTTTAATAGTTTTTCTATAGCATCTTCTGCATTTTTATCCATTTTTATGTCTCCTTTGAACCGACTCAGCCCATGCAAAATATGTAGCTGCTGTTTGAATTAATTCTATAAATAACTTTGTGTCACTGTTCCCAAATATTTCTTCCGCTATGTGACCATTTTTTTCAACCGTTAGTATATTCCACCAAGAGTCATCGTGGTTCTGTTCACCCCATAGTTGGTCTTGTCTTTCCCGTTCGGCTAAAATAGCTTCTAATACCTGAGCTCTGCTAGGTATACTATTTTCCATCATCTAACATATCCTCAATTTGAGCATCTACTTTGTCTTTAAGTACATCCCAAACAACATCAGCTACTACTTTAGATTCTTCTAATTGTGCCTCTAGTGGTAACTCTGTATCAATCTGGTCTATAGTCAAATCTACTCTACCATATTGGTTTTGTTCTAATGGGCCTACTCTAAATGTAAATCCTAAGTGTGCACTAACTTTTGCCATCATCTTCTCCTTTTTTGTTTGTTGGCGCTTTCCGCCAATTTAAATCTTTCTCCTTTAGAAAAAACAACCCCGCCAGTGGGACTAACACTAATTTACTTAGGTTATCGTCTCCACCCATCCTTACTCTATGAGGATAGTTTTCTATAATTTTTTCTACAATTTCCTTTAAGGTAGCTACTTTAAAAAACAAAGACATATATTCTTCGTTTCTAACCTCTAAATTATGCCACCAATATTCAGATTCTGTTTTATATAAGCCACTCGGCTTACCATCAAACTCTATTTCTATCGCTAGGTTACCCGTGTCTTTCCACATACCCATCTCAGTTTTAACTTCAATTGGTTTATCAGCTAATATCTCAGCCAGTTTTTCTTCTCTTATTACACCGGCTTTTAGGTCGTGTGAAAAGTTTTTATTTAGTTCGTATTTTTTCTTAGTTATCATTCTTCTTTGTCATCTAATAAATTATCAACGTCAGGTCTATTATCCCAAAAACTGTTTTTATAGCTTTCATATTGGGCAATATAATTATCATAATCAGCTTTTGATATTTTGTTAGCTACTATATCAGCTCCAAATGAATAACCCTGTAGATACGGACCACAATTAAAAGTCCCTTTGTCATGCTCCTTTTGTCCTATTTCCATCCATTCTATTGAAAGGGGGTCCCTTAAGTCGTCCCATTCATTTGAATCTAAGTGTTTTTCTTTTACTACTATTGCATGTTGAAACCCTCGTATAAAATCTTTAATTACTTTTTCTCCTAAAAGCATCTCATGTTCACTATTGTAATAAACGTCCCCAAAGGTCATCTGATATTCATTTGGTCTTTCAACGTCACTCATTCTTATTCTCCTTATCACTAAAATGCAATAACAACATTGCATAGTGTATTATTTTTAATATATCTTTTCTAGGTGTACCTTTTTTATCATATCTTGAAGCATACTTTAGAATATTACTTCTACAGAATGCCTTAGCATCACCACAGGCTTCAATAAAATCCAAAGTCTGTACTTCACCTTCGCTGTAGTGCTGGTCATATGTATTGTTTACATAAGCACTGATTTCTTCAATTATTGCGTCTTCGTTATATTTGCCCATTGTTATTATATTCTATCAGTTTTTTAGTCCCAGTCAATATAATCTTCTAGTGTAGTTGGTCCTAAATCTTTCTTTACTGCCCACGACCCCTTACACACTTCCATATCTACTTGTAAGGGTATGTCTAAACTATTAGTTTGTAATATATCTCTTATCGCATATGGTACATCTTCAAGTTCTGAATCATGGATTTCACATATAATCTCATCATGAACTTGCAGAAGAATATTACTTTTCTTGTCATCAAGATATTGGTCTACTTCTAACATACGTTCACTCAACATGTCGGCACTAGTACCCTGTACTAAGTAATTTACACCTTTATAGGCTAAATCCGGGTTTATTCTGTACTTCCGACCGTATCTATTCTTTATCCAACCTCTTCCAGTCACCGTCTTTACTACTTCATCAAAGAAATCTTTAGACCCCTCCATACCAGCAAAGTATTGTTTTTTATACTTACCGGCTTCTCTAGGTGTGGTACTTAATTGTTGTGAAAGTTTTTTATTTCCTATTCCATAAATTGTGCCAAACGTAATTGCTTTCGCAGCTTGTCTATACTCTTTGAACTTATCTGAAGATTCCTCTACGTTAAAAGCTAATTTAGCGGCTTCACTATGAAAATCAACATCATCTTTATTCAATATCTCATCAATAGTTTTATTTCTAAAGTACGACATAAACACACGGACTTCCATTTGGCTGTAATCAAACCCCACTAATGAGTACCCTTTTCTAGGGACAAACAATCTTCTAATAGCTATTTGATTATCATCTGTATCTGTGTAAGATTCATCCCCCACAAAAGACCAAGTTTTCAAAACCTCGTCTGATAGATTTTTATTCATAGACAATCCTTTGGCTCCGACTGTTGCAGCAATTTTACCTTTAATTTCCTGCTTTTCTTGCTCAGATAAATCTCTTTCTAAAAGCTTGAAATGGTTCCTAGGTATGTTTTGTAGATTTGGACCCCTACTAGATAACCTGCCAGTAGCCGTCCCCCAATTACAAAAAGATGTATGCATAGTATCAGTATCAACATAAGGCTCTATGTAAGTAGATGTTAGCTTCTCAAGTGTCCTATATTGACGTATAAGCCCCGCCAAACGATGGTTTATGTTCACTAGGGCTGCCTCACTCCATGAGTCCTGACCTTTTGGAGTTTTTACTGGGGATTCTATTCCTAACTCTGAAAATATCCCCCCTATTTGCATTGGGCTTGACACATTAAATTCTTTGCCTGCTAATTTATATATCTCTTGTTCTACTTCTTCTAATCTAGATAAGATTTTGTTTTTAGTATTATTAGCATATTCTGTGTCTATCGTAATACCCCTACGTTCCATTTTATATAATACTTTAGTAAGAGCACACTGCATTTCAAATACTTTACGTTGCTTTGTTTTAATTACTTGCTTAAGAAAATCTACATACAATCGAGCAGTTAGAATAACGTCTTTCTTACAATATTCCCCCAATACTGTTGGAGGAGCCATAGAAAAATCTTTATTCCATTTATTGGACCTAAGAAGTTTCTTTGTGTCTATGTCATACTGAACAGCACTCTCACCATATCTTCGTTTGCCTGTAGGAGTCAATCCGAGGTCTTTTATATCAGAGTGCTCAATCAATCTAACTAAGACTATAACGTCTATTAGCTTCTTGCTTACAACATCCAAGCCGTCTTTCTCTAAAAAATGTAAGTCAAACTTTAGATTGTACCCTATATATGATTCAACTTTAGAATTTAACAAATCTATAAGTTGTGTTAGTTTCTCTGGGGTAAGATTTTCCCCTTGATGGTGCCTAAAAGGATAGTATTGAGCCAAGCCATAGTCAGTTGGTTGACCTACCCCAATACCACATATTTGATTATTTTTGTATGGTTCTAATCCATTTGTTTCTACATCAATGACTAAAGTCGGGTCTACCTCTAAAACCGACTTTAGTTCATCAATGTCTGACTGAAATGAGCCATTAGTAACTACGGACATATTGTCACATGCCCTTCTTAGAATAAGTTGTCGTCTTCAGATTCTTCACTAGCAAATCCACCTTCAGGTACACTAAATGTACCATATCTCTCAAAGAAATAATCTTTGATTAGTGGTAAACTTTCAACTTCAGCCATTTTCTCCTCCGGAATCTTTTCAGATTTTGGAGTTGCTGTAATTGAGTATGAAGTATCGTACATGCCTTGTCCAGTTCTCTTTACTCTAATAACACCTTTATTCAAGGCTCCCCAGTCACTATACACATCAACTAGCTGGTTCCATATATAGTCACTTCGACCAAAGTTTAAAGCTATGATTTTAAAGTCGTTCACATCTTCTCTATATACTTTCTTCCCAGCAGGTCCTTCTACCTCTTCCCAACTATCATTTCGTTTCTCTGTATGAATCACATTGTGCACATATGCCCATACAGCAAACTTGTGACTTGGGTAGTTTTCAGACGGGATAGCACTAGTGTCTACTCTATCGTCTTTTAGGACGTTAGTAAAACTATTACCTACCCGTAGTGTGTATAAATAAATCTCATCTAGGTACTTGTCTTCCTCTGCCCCAGTAGCTATGGTTGACATGAAGACTTGGTCCCCATCTTTAAACCATAACTCTCGACCCGGTGCATTACTGGAAGATACAGGCTTCCTAGAGTCATCTATTTTCTTTTGTATTTTTGCAATTCCACTCATTGCTTTTCTCCTATTTAAAATATTGTTGTATTTCTCATCACCTTGTCCAAAACATCTTTATTACGAATCTCTTGAACATCTTTGTATTTTTTCGGTAACCTTAAATATGATATCAGAAACCTCCCGTCCATGTCAAATGTAGCTTTAGAAATGCCTTTGGCTCCTGCTGTGTCATTATCTAATGATAACACAACCTCTGATGGATTCAAAGAACTAATCAATTCTAATTGTTTTTTTGAGACTGATGCACCTAATATGGCTACGCTTGGGTAACCATTTTGATTCAACCACATACAGTCTAAGGCTCCTTCAACTATAAACAGTTTACTAAAGTCTTGTATCTTGTCTACACCAAACAATACTTGGGATTTCTTAAATCCCTTGGAAAACATGTATTTTGGTATGGCTTTCTGCCTTCTGTATATCCATCCTACATAATCTTTCTTTTGGTTCCGTACTGGAATCATAAAATCAGAAAACTTATTTATCCTACACCCCCAGCTTTCCACTAAGCTAGGTAAGAATCCTCTGTCATAAATCCAATGACTAGATGGGACTTTGTTTTGGTCTTCTGGTTCTACGTATATATTTTCAGGTTCCTCTTCGTGGTATTCATCTAAGAATGAAAGGTCTAAATCTAGTTCCTCTATTTCAAACTCGGCATTTATATCTGCCCATGATTTACCTGAATACTTCTGTAAAAAAGATTTCAAGCTCCCTTGTCCACATCCGGCAAAACAAATCCATAAACCTTTATCTATATTTATGGCACAAGATTTTCTTCTGTCCTCATGGAAAGGACAATTTAGTAGAACCTCTTCTTCATGTTCTACATCTAT